GCCCTATACATACGGGCACCAATAGAACCAACACGCGCGTCAGGTTTGCAGAACCCTATACCATTTTTATTGGTGGTGCAGGTAGTATCCTGTTCTTGCATGGTTTGATTCTTGTAGATGGCGAGTAATGCTCTACCAATTACTTTTTCTCTTTGATGCTGGTCTTGCAATTTATTTGCTAACCATTCTTTTGTGATGTTGATCTTTTCCATAGTATTAATAATTATTGCGCATCAAGTTTAAAGGTACTTGACATAACCTGTAGCACTGAGTAAGGGGCTCGAACCCTAATACCTGCCTGTACTCAGTGTGAAAATACCTGTACCGCTAAAAGTTACACCCTGCTATCGTGTGTAGAGCAAAAAATAAGGGTGTACGGTACAGGTAAAAATGTGGCCTTAATTAGGTCAGTTTAAAGGCTGCTAAGCTTAATCCTATGCCCCTAGGACGTGACTTCGCCTTTTGGCTTATACAAAGCCTTAGTTCTTGATAACTATACAGGCTTTAGCTTTGCTTTGGTCACTTACAGTTTTGAGGTAGGTCTCATTGTGAGGGGTGCCGCCTGTAGTAGTCACTACCCAACCTTTTTTCAAATACTCCCTGATTTGTTTAATAGTGAGTTCCTCAGTCTTACCACCTGCTTTAGTAGCTTCCTTCTTAGCTGGTGCAGCAGATTTTGAACTTGACTTTGATACAGGTGCAATTTTCTTTGCAGGAGAATTTTTTGTTGACGTTGCCATCTCCTTTTGTGTTTGATTGTTATTTTGTCGGCCTGAGGTGCTGTAGCTGCTGTATTGAATTTAATCCAATCTTCTTTGCTTATATAGCCATCCTGCAACGCTGTAGCTAAACTAATTGAAAATTGATTCGTAAAATTACTATACGACAATGGCAAAACAGCAGAAACTCCTGACGGTTCAGTTACGACAATAGCAATATTTAACGCGGTTAGTACTTCACGCATTTTTGCAGGCGAAACCTGACCCGTGTTATTGTCGATTATCAGCGAATTTATTAAATTCTGTCTTTCAGTCGGTGTACTCATGTCTAATTTTTAAGAGAATCCAAAATCGAATCCATTACTAAATGCACGCCCCATTACAGCAGGCGTTATCTGTTTTTGTCGGTCAATGAAAAATAATATTTGCGTAATTTCGCCCGATTCTAATAATTCAGCGGTTAATTCAAAATCAATTCTACTGCCTGCAATGTTATAAGTCAATTCTTTAATTACAACTCTTTGTTCCCATTTTCCGATACAATCGATAATTTCAGCAGAAATATTGGCAACCGCTGTATTTATTGGCGAATCTATAAAACGCCAAATATCGGAACCAAAAAGCGGTCTTAACGGATCGCTTCCTTTGGTGTTAGTCAAGATAATTCCAATGCACTGACGTATGTCGTCAATACCTTCGGCAACCTGTCCAATCATTTGATTGGATAGTTGCCAATTAGTCGATTTTATGTCGTTTAAAGTTACTGCCATTATGGTACTGGTATACTTGTCGTTCCTCCTCCGAGTGTGTGAACATGATTTTTAAGTGAAACCGTTCCTGCTTTAACGTCGCCTTGAACTTCAAGGTTTCCTGATATTGCACCACCGCCAGGCGCTGTTATAGTTCCTCCAACCGTTAATGCTCCAGAAATAGCAACTGCACCCGTTAATTGAATTACAGGTGCTTGTATTTTTGCTATTGTAGTGGCTACTATATTTGCATTTACTGCGTTTAAATTTACTTCAGATTGAGCTGTAATATTTATTTTTCCTTTGATGTCAAGTTTATAAACGTGCAAATTACGATTGTACTCAATAACAGAATCATCTTCAAATTTTACTCTAAAAACACCCTCACCCGGATTATTTGGAGGCGTTTTGTCGTTGAAAATCGCTCCTAAAATCACACCTTCCTCTGAACGTTTGTCCATTAAACAAGCTACTTGCTCATTAATATTGAAAGTATGTGAAAAATTGTCTCTAATTGCTCCAAGAACAAGAAACTGCAACCAATCGGAAACAATGCCGTCATCGGTAAATGTTACACGCGCGTATCCTTTTGCAGGGTCAACTTCGGTTATGTTTCCAAATCTTAGCATTTTGTAAAGATAAATAAATTATTGAATCTTAGTTGGATTTCCATAAGGATATTTATTGTCTGGAAATTTAATATTCCTAACCGCAACATTATTCGATTGTTGTTTCGGTTTTCGTTTGGTTATTTGCTCCGATTTAGCAGGTAAATTTAAGCGTTTAATTTCCAGCCCTACCGTATAACCACTTGACTTGTCAATTTTGTGAGAACTTGATTTTATATGATATTTCCCTGATAATTTACCCAAACCAGTTAATTGAAAATTATTGCCTGCAATTGCTAAAACGGTGCCTTGCATTTCAATATTTCCTTCCATTTGATTGCCTGCCGATAAATGCATTATGGCTTTAGCTTTGGCTTCAGCTTGCTGTTTGTTTTCAGCTTTCGTATGTGTAACGCCCTCATCCTGATTTACGGGTGTATCACTAGAATACCCTTGCTCTGATTTATATTTTTCAAAATCTAAATTTGCGGTTACCGGTTCGTTTTTCTTTGAATTCTTAGATTTTACGGAGGCGGTTTTTATCATTCCGTCCGCTTTATCTTTCAAATCCCATCTCGAAATTTCTGTTTTGTCAACTGAAAAACTTATGTTTCGTTTCTCTACATAGTAAATTGACGTGAATGTAATCACATTTTCACGTACGGCAAACAAAACCCCGTATTCTTGAGAAATTCGCTTTAAAAACGCCAAATCAGTTTCTTTGTTCTGCGTAATACGTCCGAAAGTGATTTCAGGAATTTCGCCTTGAATAGTCAGGTTATTTTTGAAAGCAACTTTTTCGGCAATTTGCTTCAAAGTTTTTGATTCATGAGCATCTGATTTTTTGGTGCGTAATGAATTTACAATTCCAGTTGCCATGCCTCGAATAGTTACCACGTCTGGCGGTCCTGAAAGTTGTATTTCGTCAATTTCAAAAACACCACATTTTAAATTTTCAATTGAAACGGTTAATTTTGCGCCTTTTTCTGGATACCAAGAATTTTGCCAACGTAAATCCACATCCTCGACTTGAATTTCAATTTCGTCACTTTCACCCTCTGTTTTGTCATTATATGTAAGCGAAATCATATACTTGCTAATATCAGCAGTAATGTTTTTATTGTTGTATAGGACGGTAAAATTTGGTTTTTGGATGTTCATTTGTTATCGTTTTGGACGAATATTTGTTTCTCCTATCGGTTCTATATAATGAAATATAAATCCGAAAATTATAGGCAAATTAACCAAAAAAATAAAAAAATAATTTTCATTATTAAAATAATTTACCAAAAATATAGGAAATAATAAAAATATTCCAAAAACTGAAATTATTAATATTCCTAAATAAACATGTAATATTGTTTTCAAAATTTTCATAATTTTATTTGTTATCGTTTCCACGGTGGTAATAATTCGCTGTCGATTTGTATTTCACCTGATTCTAAAATAGGCACGATTACACGTGTACCGGCTTCTAAAATAGCTGATATCACAATGGTTGGATTGGCTTCAATTAATCCATTTACAAGCGAAGCGTCACCGTATGCTTTAAACGCTATTGTGTCCCAACGGTCTCCTTGTTTCGTTATGTATTCAACAAAATTACTCATATTCTGCGAATTATTGAGTTATTAGATATTTCCAAGTTTGACGAATTTAGAACTAAAACAGATCCGTTCAATTGCTGATTCAAGATTTTAAATTCGTTTACGTCCGAAACTGGCAAAATCGCCTTCATATTCTGAACTCTTACGTACACATCATTTATTGCTGAAGGCATATTTTCGGCCATTGCCTGCAATTCTGAAGCATCCGACAATATAGATTGAACATTCGTTAATCGATTTTCAATGTCGGTAAGCGATTTATTTATTTTTCCACTCCAATATTCCGAACGACTTGGAATAGCTTCTATTTTGGCAGTATAAATACCCGTTAATGTAGTTGACGTTTGTATGTGTGAAATCTCGGTATTCATTGTCATGCCTTGCGATAATTTTGCAGGCAAAACAGAACGTACATTTGAATTTCTTACAGATGTTGCAAATGCTTGGTTTATCGCTTGTAATTCTGATTCTCTTAATGGGTCGTCCGTAAACGATTCAAGTAATTCAATATTTAAAGTAGTTTCGATTAGATTTCCTAACGGGTCAGTAAACGAATTTACTTGCGAAAAATTAGGAATCACGAAAAACCCTAAAACACGTCCGTTACCTAAAATTAAAGGCAGTACTTCACGATTTTGCATCGACAAACGCAAGGTTTCGATATCGGCTTCAGGATTCGTAAATTGAGAATGCAAATACATTCCGAATGAAATTGAATCGAGATTATCGCCAACGGCTTGCAGTCGTGGTTTTCCATTAATTAACTCATGTTGTGCGTAGTTGACACCTCGCTCATGTGAAAAATTGCTGAATCCCTTCAGTCCTTCAAATCGAATATTTCCAAGTTGTGCGTACATCGGCTAATTATTTATGGAATAGCGATTTATGAATAATAGTTTTTGATAAATCATGTTTACATAATTCAGGAATCCCGATTACGTTAACTCCTATATAAAAAAATACCGATGTGATTAATTTTTTCATAAAATTTATTTTTGTAAATATAATAAAATTTATGATATGGTTGTAAATAAAAAAACCTCCGATTATGGAGGTTTGATTTTAATATGCCAAACGGGCTTTGCGTTGCATCTGACTCTCAATTTGTCGTATTAATTCAGGAATTAATGCTTTGACTTGTGAAGCCACATCGCCAGAACCTCCATTAATTACAGGTGCAAAATTAACCGTTATCGATGAACCGCCACCGCCACCACGACCCGAAGCGGTTGGTTTTATCGAACTACCCATTCCTTTAGAAGCTCCCACGACTTTAGATTCGCCTTTCTTGATTCCATTGTGCGCTCCCTCGGTTATATTTACCCCGTAATCCATGAAAACTTTTGAAGGCGATGCAATTCCAAGAACTGTTTTAAATGCGGTTGCGATTCCTTTTCCGATTCCTTTTACAAAATCAAATAATGCCATTGCTTTTGATTTAATACCATTCCACAACCCGTTGATTATATCAGCACCGATGTTTTTAAATTTATTAGGAACCAACTGCCACGCTTTAATCACCCATCCAATAGGACCGAGAAACAATAATCCCCATTCTTTGATAAAATCTATTGCTTTCCAAAATATTGCTTTAATTCCAACCCATAATTTGCTGAAGAAATTTTTAATCGGTTCCCAATATTTTATAATCAAAAATGCAGCCACGGCTATATAAGCAAAGAAGATTGGATTAAATTTAATAATGCGTCCACAGCTTCACAAGCTGACGAAATAACCATAAAGCACAAAGGATGGTTTGACGGGGTGAAAAATACAGGGGTAAATATAGAGCTCGGAGACATTTGCAACGGGTGGAATTCAGATCATAC